AAAAAACAGAACAACAAGAAACTAAAAAGAAAACTACTAAAAAAGGAGTGAAATAATGGAAGGAATTATTATCACAGCAATAATAGTATTAGGAATATGCTATATAGCAACAATAAATAAAAATGGACTTAAATAAAATAAAACAATTAATAAAAGAAAACAAGATAATATATTTTTATAAATCTGCTATGTGGCAAAAGAAAAAGAAAGAAATATTAATTAGGGATAACTATGAATGTCAAGAATGCAAAAAAGAAGGTAAACTAACAACAATACAACAAAGCAAATTAGATGTTCACCATATAAAGGAATTAAAAGATTATCCAGAATTAGCATTTAACAATGATAATCTGATAACAGTATGCATATATCATCATAATTTATTAGATGGAAGAATAAAACCAAAGAAAGAAAAATTTATAAACGAAGAGAGATGGTAGGTATGTTCAAAACAAGATATGGAGAATACACAACAGAATATATAAAAGAAATATTAAATAAAGAAAATAAAAACTATTTTGAAATAGAATTAACAAAAGATATTAAAGAAAGAATATATAATTATTATGCAGATATAAGAAGTATTTTATGTGGTAATCCATGTAGAGGAGTAACAAAAGAAGAAGTACAAGTTAATATGAATTACAATTTATTATATGATAGAAGAGGATATACAAAAGAATTGATAGACTTTGTAATGGATATAATCATGCAAAGCAAAATGAGATAGCCCCCCTTAAAAAAATTCGACCTTATTTTAGGAGGGTAGGAAACGGGGGCGGGGTACTAAAAACAGATAAATTTAAAATAATTCACGTGATGGGTGGTGAAAAAATGCCAAAAACTAAAAAAAATATGTATAATGATGAGCTTTATTTTAAAATTAGGCAAGATTTACTTGATCAATTAGAAAATAATGGGACAGTAGGTAAGCAATACGAAGATATGATAGAAGATTATATGAATTTTTGGGTTACAAAAAATTTATTGCAGGAAGATATTAAAAAACGTGGGGTAACTGTAAAATACCAAAATGGCAAAGACCAATGGGGACATAAAAAAAATGATAGTATTGCTGAATTAGTTAAAGTAAATGCTCAAATGTTAAAGATATTATCTGAATTAAATTTAAAACCATCAAAGGAAAGTGGTAAGAATGAACCAGCACCAAGTGAAGAAGATTATTATTAAGGAAGTAGAAGAATACTTAAAGTGGTGTTATGATAATCCGCAAAAAATAAATAAAAAAAGATGGTTATTAATTAAAAATATCGTTGAACCTACATTAGCAAGGGATGATATTTTTTTTGATGAAGAAAGATATTATAAATGTATAAATTATTGTGAAAGGAATTATTATCAATTATTTCCTTATCAAAAATTTATTTATGCATTTGCATTTATGTTTAAATATAAAGATGTGCCATTTGAAAAAAATATACCTTTATTCTTTAAATTCATTATTGAAATGGGCAGAGGTAATGGTAAGGATGGATTTATAGCACCATTAATAAATTTTCTTCAAACGCCTATGTATGGTATTCCAAATTATAATATTGATATAGTCGCTACAAGTGAGGACCAATCGAAAGATACTTTTTTGGTAGTTTACGATATGATGCAAAATGACTTAAATAGATTTAAAAAATTGTTTTATATAAGTTTAGAACAAATAATGAATTTAAGCACTAGGTCGAGATTAAAATATAACACATCAAACGCAAAAACAAAAGATGGTAAAAAAATTGGTGCAATTGTATTTAATGAATACCACGCATACGAAAATTACGATCAAATATCAGTATTTGAAAGTGCTGGAGGTAAAATACCGCACTTTAGAATATTTATCATTACTACTCAAGGGAATGTTAGAGGCGGACCTCTTGATGATGAATTAAGTTATTGTGATTTAGTTTTAAATGGGGAAAGTAATGATTTAGGTTACTTCCCTTTTTTATGTGAATTAGATAGTGAAGATGAAATTGATAATGAAGAGATGTGGGTTAAAGCAAATCCTAGTATTGAATATATGGAGAATTTAAGAACAGTTATTAAAAATCAATATTTGGAAATGAAAGAAAGACCACAAAAAAGATTTGAATTTTTAACTAAACGAATGAATATCCCGTCAAGAGAAGAAACGACTTGTGTTACTTCATGGGAGAATATATTAGCAACTAATCAAGAAATACCAGATTTAAGTGGTATGAATTGTTTAGGTGGATTAGATTATGCAGATGTGCAAGATTTTTGTGCAGTGGGGCTATATTTCAAAAAAAATAAAAGAAATATTGGATTCATCATTCGTTTATTTGTAGTTCAAGTCCACATTTAAAATTAATAAAATTTGATATTAATTTAGCAATTAAAAAAGGATTAGCAACAATGGTTAATTCTAAAACTATAAGTCCAGAAATTGTTGTTAATTGGTTCGTTGAGATGAGTAAAAAATATAATATATTAAAAATTGCTATGGATACATTTAGATATAATTTATTAAAAGAGGAATTTGAAAAGTACGGTTTTTATCCGAGAGATAAAGACCATCCAGATGGAAAATTAATTTTAGTAAGAAATGGGGCTGTTACTCATAATAAAGTATTCCCTTTAATAGATGATGCCTTTGCCAATCATAATTTGGTTTATGGTGACGATATGATGATGCGTTGGTACACAAATAATACAGCTGTAAAGGTAGATGGTAAAGGTAATAAAACATATGAAAAAATAGAATATCAAACAAGAAAAAATGATGGTTTTATGGCGTTAGTCCATGTTATGAGTATAGATGATGAATTGCCTAACGATACAGAAAATGTGATATTTTTCACAGAGGCAATAAGTGGATAGATTGGAGGAAAAATGAAAGCAATAGATTGGTTTAAATGGAATTTTGCAAAAAAAGACAAATTCACTTTAGATAATTGCAGTTTCAGCGATATTGCTTCAGAAATTGCTTATAAGGAAATAGCTTTAAATAAAGTTATTAATCTAATTGCTAATGCATTATGTAATTGTGAATTTAAAACTTTTAAAGAAAATAAACCGATTAAAAAAGATAATTATTATTTATTTAATATAGAACCAAATATAAATCAAAATGCAAGTGAATTTAGACATAAAATGATATCAAAATTAATTAAGGATAATGAATGTCTAATAATTCAAGAAAATAATCAATTCTTTATAGCAGACAATTTTGATATAGAACAAAAGACACTTAAAAATAGTGTCTTTTATAATGTAACAATTGACAACTTAACAATGAAAAAAAGATATTCTGCACAAGATGTTATTTATTTAAAACTTAATAATGAAAACATGAAAGTTTTCGTTGATGGTTTATATGAATCATATGGGAAATTAATTGCAAAAGGAATTATTGATTATAAACGAAAAAATGGAATTAAAGGAAAATTAAAAATTAGTTCTATGTTTTCACAAAACTTCAAGGATGAAAATGGTAGTTTTAATCAAGCAAGAATGCAAGAATATATTTCGAATTTATTTAAGTCTTATTTCACTGAAGTTAATTCAGTTTTACCATTACAAGAAGGTTTTGAATTCACTCAATTAGAGGGAAATCAAATTGAAATATCGGTTGATGAAATAAATAAAGGAATTGATGGTGCTTTAAATTATATTGCAACTGCTTTTGGACTTCCAGAAGGATTTTTCAGAGGTAATGTTGTAGATGTAAAAGAGCAACGCAATGATTTTTTAAGTTTCGTTGTAAAACCGATAGCTAAACTAATTGAGAGAGAATTCAATCGTAAGATTTTTGGTAAGGAAGAATATATCAAAGGTTCTTATTTAAAAATTGATACAAATAGAATTAAGCAAATTGATATATTTGAAAACGCTGGTAGTCTCGATGTTTTAACTAGAATTGGTTATTCACACAATGATCTTATGGATTTATTAGAAGAACCAAGAAAAGAAGAAGACTGGGCTAATAGGCGTTATATTACCAAAAATTATATGGACATCTTGAAAGGTGGTGATGAAGGTAATGGTTAAGAACAAATTTATGCAACTTGTAAATCAGGAAAATAAAGCAGAGTTGTATATTTATGGAGATATCGTTGACTATGCATTTTGGGAAAACGATGTTGATGCAAATACAATTAGAAATCAATTAAAAGATTTACAAGTTAGCGAAATTGATGTTCATATTAATTCTTATGGCGGTGATGTTTTTACTGATTTACAAGTTGCATAAATTTGTTCTTAACCATTACCTTCATCACCACCTTTCAAGATG